ATGCGTTATATCCATAAGTTTAGATAACTCCTTTGATAGATCCCTTAGATGACTAGCTACAGCATCTAACGAGTATGGATAATCACTCATTTACTTACCCTCCTTTTTAAAAGGTTTTAGGTAGTGGTAAATTCTTTTATGTAGGTCAGCCATTTCACGACAAGTAAGTTCATCTGACCCTTCCATATTTTTAAAAGATAAAGGTCTATCGTGCAGTAATTCTTCTGCTGTTGCGTGATACATTAAAAAGCTGTCCATTTGTTCTTGAATTAAAAATTCTAAGTCATTACTTAACATATAAAATTCACACTTAATCATTTCAGATTTATCTGTTAGTTGATTATCTGGAATAATAAATGGACTACCATGTATGTCGATAATCTTTTCACCTTGTACGGCTGTCATTATTTGAGGTTTCATTTATCTACCCCCCCCCTGGAACTGGATCTCTGCATGCTGTAAGGACTCCCAATAGTAGCCATTACCTTCTTGGTCATATAGAAAAAATTCTTAATAGGTTCATTTAAAGTTCGGCTACGGATAATAAGCAACTAACATCTAAAAAAATAAAAAAAAGAAAGAAGAAAAAGCCTAAAGTTAATTAGGCTTTTTATACTTGCGATCTCCTGCAATGTTATCTAAAGCTTCCAATTCATTTCTAAATTGTTCTTTAGTTAATGATTCATTTAATAAAAAATCATCCCATAATGCAGCATATTTGTTTTCTAATTGTTCATCAGAATAATAAATACGCTCTGCTTCTGCACGTCTAAGAGCCTTTAGACTCTCCTCCTGGTGGTTGTTAGGAGTCATTTTTTAGACTCCATAACATCCTTGTAAGCTTCTTCTATAAGCTTGTTTAACTGTTTACCAGTTAAGACACAAGACCCATTGATTAAGTTATCATCAATAAATCTATACTTTTTGTCTGGTTCTAATTTCATTTGATTAATACCTCTAAGAACTCCATTCATAATTCAAAATTTTTATTAATTTTCCTAAAGGTAAATGTCCCCTTCATATAAGGTGTTGTATATCCACGCTCTTTACTTTCCAAATCTTCTGTTACTTCATCTATTGTCCAGATGTATTCTCTTGGACAAGTAGTTAACCACTTTTTAAGTGATTTATCTAGTGAAACAAAGTTCTTGAAATTTTTAATTTTCTGTTTAGTCGGTATTGAAGTGTTAGTCATAGAATTAATAATTAGTTACTGGGCAGTGTTTGTAGCCCTTCCATAGCTCTAAAGAACTACATAAGAACTACTAGAGTTCAATCTATGAGAGAACCCTATAGAACCTCCTTAGAGGCTCTATAGGATTGTCTAAGAACAATAGTTGATAATCTTTGAAGCCATCGTAGATATCTCTTCATACTGTCGCTTCATTTGATTAATAAGTTCTGGGACAATAGATTTCTTTTTAGTAGAGATTTATCTCTACAAGTGAGAAACCTTTTAAACCTCCGTAGAGGCTTAAAGGGTCTTTCATTTATAAATCTTGCAATGCATTATCAAGACATTTAATAATGTCTTCTCTGCTTGGTATGAAACCTGTATTGATTTCTATATAATCCCTTAAATTACAAGTTAAAGAATGAGTCAAGTTTTCAATTTGTTCATCATTTAATTTTGGTGTATCAATAGCTTTTTCTATTTTTCTTAAAATAGATTTTCTTACTATTGGTTGTTCAGGATTACCACAAGATATATAAGAATTAGATTTAAAAGAACTTTTCAACTCTTTTAATTCTTGTAACGTAAAAAACTCTTGAAGTGTTTTCATTTGATTAATAGTTTCTGGGATTAAGAACTACAACTTGGTAGTACTACATATAGTACGGATAGGTGGTGGCATCGATAAAATAAAATAACAAAATCTTAACACTTTGTAACAATTTTAGACCTTAATAGGCACTAACTGGATTATAAGTCCAGCAAGAACCTAGTTATATCAATTATTTATAGACGTTAATTACAAAATCTACAGAAAAAGTCTACATATAAGGGGGGATTTTTAGTTTTGTATATATGCGTAAACCCTAGAAATTTTTGTTCCAAAATTATTTCAGACCTGATTTAAAAGACATCTGTAAGTTACTTAAAGATACCTAAGGGTAACTATAGGTTATCTATAGGATAACTATAAGTATCTATGGTTATCTATAAGAGTTATCTATAGGTAATTTATAAGATCCCTATAGACTGCCCAGAAATGTCTTATAGGGATCTTATGTATTTTATTTTAGGTTGCTGTAGGCGGTTAGTCTTGTGTATCAACTATTAACAACTATCATCTGCTTATTTTGTACTTGTTCACTGCTTATTGTCTGCTTATTTACTATCTATTAACTACTTATTTTAGGTCTTTAATAATCTTTAATAATCTATGGTCGCTATCCCCCCCTATAGTCCCCCCCTTTCATAATAAAAGGGTGTTATTTATCTACAGATACGACCTAATAAGAATTATTAATGAATCCATCAGAGGAGGTATTAGAATTTCTTATCTGTGTAGGTGTTAAACCTAGTGCAGTTTGTGTAACAGAATTGTTAATAGCAGAACCCCAGTTATCAAGGTGAATGGAAAGTAATTCATCTCTTCTGGATTTGATGTTTCTGTCTTCATCCTGGTTCATATATTCAGTCCAGTAGGCAACTGCACCTGATAGAGCGTCAAGGATATCATCGTGTACTAGAGAACCTCTATGTTTTGTTATACGAGACATTTGATAAAAGAGTTGAAGTTTTTGTATTACGTACGTCTTGTACTTCACAGGGATGGTAACGGAGAAGGAAAGGTTTTAGGAGTTCAGCAAACATACCACCACCCATATTTGATTCAACGAGTATGGTATTTACTTTATTTGTCTTGGCTATTTTGGATAGTGTTGTTAAAACAGCGTCTGAATAACCACCGTTTAGTCCACCAGCATCAGGAACGTATAGATTACCGTTAAGCATCTTTACTACAGCGTATCCTGTTGCGTCACGTCCTTTACCAGAGGGGTCAATGAACATTACTGAGCCTGTATATTCAATCCAGTCACCGAATTGCTGTGCAGGTCTGTAGAAGTGATCTCCATTAAAGCCAACACAAGGTAATTCTTTGATGACGTATTCAGGTGATGATGACCATATTACTTTTTCTGGAGCATGATCAGGGTTGACACTGCTGATTATTAGGTCTGATAGTTTGAGAGGGTATCTGTCTTGATCACTAAGGCTAGTATCTAGCATGAACTGTAAAGAGAACCCAGAACGTCCATAGGAAGCCTCACGTTCCATGAGATCTATTGATGAAAATCTATCAGGGTCAACAGGATCTTTAGGCTTTACAAGCTCTTCTGACAGCCTCTGAGCTAATTTAGGAGCAAGTCTATCTCCGTAGTTGTTTTTAAGTTCTGGATAACGTGCAGTCCAGATGCGTGTGGTATATCCACGTTCTTCCAGTGTCAGGTATAAAGATTGTTCTGTTTGTGGAGTACCAAGGAAGGTAATTTTACCGTTGGGTTTCAGTATTGCATCAAATTCTTTTACAGCTTCACTTAACTTATCTCTCATCGGTTGAGTAAAGCTGTTATTAGGTACTTCCACATCATCAGCAATCACTTCATCTGCCCTACTGCCAGCCATCTGTCCTAAGACACCCTGAGACTTTACAGAAGGGGCATGATCAGCAGATGCAGGCCCAACATCAAAACTTATCTTAGAGTTTCTCTGAGTGTCTTCTGGACGCAGTGGAGCTAATATTGGCATCTCATTGATAAGACGCATGGTGAATGTACTAAAGTTGTCTGCTCTGTCTTTACTTGCAGAGACAACAAGGAACTTTAACTGTGGATTCATCCGTAGTTTCCACACGACATAGGTACTTGTTATCCAACTCTTACCTACGCCTCTAAAGGCCTGTATGATCTTTCTACGTGGTCCATGCTGTAAATACTCAGCTATATCTAATTGAACTGGTGTGGGGTCAGGAAGGTTAAGATGACGCCACGTTATGATTAGAAAGTATCTAAAGTCTTGTAGTTTCTCAGGAAGCGGTTGCATATTTAGGCATATAAACTTCTACATCACAGTGACATTTTGGACAGGAAAGATTCGTGACCATTGTGTATTGATCCTGTAAATGAGGTAGACAATCTTCATCAACACTGTCATCTCCACCCCATATAAGTTCAGTCTTACAGTGCCAACAGTTCATATTATCTTTCTAGGGCAGGTATTACATCAAGGTCTGGAAGGTTTGACATAAGATCTTCCATAGGACTCTTCTCTGTTGGAATACATTCAATACCATTATCCTTCAACAGTTGT